GGTTTAATTGAATTATTTTTATAATATTTTCCAACATAATTAGTAATTTTTTTTGTAACAAAAGTTCCACCTCTACGTGGACTTTCGTGATTGAAAAGTAAACTATTCACAACAAACATCCCATACGCATCACGATACATATTACATAATTGTTGTGCTGCATATTTCGATATAGCATACACTGAACATGGATTTTGTGGTGAATCTTCATTTAATTTAAAACTACCATCTGTAATATTGCCATAAATTTCAGAAGTTGACGCTTGGTAAATTTTACATGTTTTTTCCATTCCTAAATTTTTAACACTTTGTAATATATTGAGAACACCTAGTGTATTTGCCTGAAAGGTATAATTTTCAATGTCATGACTCACTTTCACATGTGACATTGCGCAGAGATTATAAATTTCACACGGTCTAACTTTTGATATAATATTAAAAACATTCATACTATCTGTAATATCGCCATAATGCAAATTTAATTTATCAAAAATATGATCTATATTTTGAGTATTAAATGTAGCTGCACGTCTCATAATACCGTGTACAATATATCCTTTTTCTAATAATAATTCTGCTAAAAAACTTCCATCTTGTCCGCAAATCCCAGTTACGAGCGCTACTTTTTTATTTTCCATATTAATCTATATTAATTATTGTTTTTAAATCAAATTGTTGAACGAAATTATCCATGTCTTTTACTAAATTCTATTTAAAATCAATTTCATTTTCCATACATATTCTTGTACAAATAATTAATGGTATAGTCAAATTATGATATTTTTCAAAAAATTGTTTCAATTGTCATTTATTATTTATAATGACAATTGATTTAAACTAAATCTTTTACAAAAATTTTTATGTACAATATTATTTATTCGGTATCATCAGTGTCATCAGTGTCATCAGTATCATCAGATTCATCGTTTGATTTTCTTTTATTTTCTGTAATATCTTTTTCTGTAATATTGTCTGATTCATTTAAATTTTTATTAAATTCATTTTCAGTACTATACACTTCATTAATACATTCTTTTTTAGATAATAGTGAATTCCGAGTATAATAAGAATACACTGGCACAGCTAATGTTGATGTTACAACAGCAGCACCCAACTGACCCAAGGTTTGCATGAATTGTTTCATAAAGATATCATAATATTCTTGACCACAACTTTCGTACATTTATAATTTTCTAATAATTTTTGTTTTTAAATAAAATTTTAATTTGTAAATTTAATTTGTAAATTTTAATTTGTAAAATTTTAATTTGTATGGTAATAATAAGTAATATGTCGTATTGTTCACCTAGTATTGATATAAAAGATCATTATACGTGTTTTGAATTTGACGAGTTAAAAACAATAGCAATGGCGTTTAATAATTATATATTAAAAAATAAAAGTTGTCCAGTAAAAGCTGACCTTCGACAAGGTGGTAGCAAACAAAATCGTATATCATGTAATCCAAAAACACCAATACAAATAAACAATAAAACAAAACGTCAATTATGGTATTCTATATATAAAAGATTAAAATATCTATGTCCTTATGAATATTGTTGGATAGATTTAGATTTCATTAAAGAAATTCAAGATGAAAATTTAAGGGAAAAATTAACGTGGTTTACATTCAAGCCAAAAATGACACGTACTCAAAATGCATGGCTTAGTACACAAGATATAAATAATGTCTTACAACAATATCAAGATATTGATCCAAGTTTTAAATTTTTAGGTGCTCTCCCATCTGATTTTTATAAAGTAACTAGTGTGGATTATTCTAAAATTTTTGATCATAAAAGAATCGCTGTAGTTTTTAATTTAGACGAACATAACCAACCAGGAAGTCATTGGGTAACATTTTTGATAGACAATACATCAAAAACATTAGAATATTATGATTCTGCAGCAAGACGACCTAATAAAAATATACAAACATTTATAGATACTGTTTATAAATACATAAAATCATATGGATTAGATTATAAACGTTGTCTTAATTCTAAAAAACATCAATATGAAAACAATGAATGTGGTGTATATGCAATTTATTTTTTAATACAACGTCTTATAGGATTTGACTTTAATCATATAACTGATAATGTTATTCTAGATAAACAAATGAATCGATTTAGAAAAATTATTTTTAGACCAAAAAAGTAATTAATTATTCTTTAAAAAATGATTAAACTCTTCTGATAAATAAGTATTTGTAATCTTAATATCACTTAAATTATTATATATCTTTATACGTTCAAATAAATATGTAATTATTTCATAAAACGTTTCATCATCACAGTCTTTTAAATCATCATATAAATTACCACTCCAATCGTATACTATTATATATACATCCATATATTTATACAATGTAAAAAACATTTTACTCGATTTATCTAAACAAAAAAAAAGCATATGAACTGGATATTGAAAAATTTTTACACTTGTACTACTACTATCATATATATCAAGATCATAAATTACATATTTTCTCAAACCTTTTTTAAATTCATCTTTATTAATCATTATTTTTAATGAATAATAAAATTATTTCAGTTTATTCTCCCAATCTGTTTTGGTTTTCTAGAATTTCATATATTCTATTATGATATTTTTCATGAATTTTTTCACTAAGACCATGTATAATATCAGACCCAGCTTTTGTAAATATATCTGGCCAAACTGCATGACAAAAAAAGTAAACGGCTGCTTTTAAACTAATAAAACTATACTGTATTGCATCTTTGAAATGTTCAAAATACGTTTGGTTAGCAAACATAAGATGTTTAAAATATACATCTTCATATTCAGAATTACTGATTTCAGGTAATGGCTTAAATGAAATATACTTTTCATAATTTGTTTGAATACCTACAGAATTTGTTTGTTTAATATTTTGTACATTGTTTTGTACATTGTCTTGTACATTGTCTTGTACATTGTTTTCAAGATTGTCTTGTACATTGTCTTCAAGATTGTCTTGTACATTGTTTTCAAGATTGTCTTGTGAATTGTAATTTTGTTCTATATCATCATACATTTATAACTTAAAAACTTGTATTTTTAAATTATTTTTAAATTATTTTTAAATTATTTTTAAATTATTAAACTATATTTTATAAAGTTTTTAATTTTATCTAGGTCATTTAATGCATAGATATCAGATGATGAATATATAAATTTTTGTTCTAAATCAGATATAATATTAAAAAAATACTGGTTTTTATAATTTTCAGTCAATAATTTGCAAAATTTAATTATATAATCAACATCTTCCTTGGATGTACCAAAGATATAAATATCTTCTATTTTATTTAAAATATGTTTTTTATAGTTTCCTTGATTCAACGTATTTTCGCAAATCATATATTATACACATTATAAAAAAAATATGTATAATATTCATTTTTATATTAATGTATTTTTTGATCAATGGTTGTCTTGGAATTTATTACTCTTTATATTGCAATGTTCCAGTTAATAAATTTCCATCTTCGTAATATAAATTAATAGCCTCAACATTTTTCAAGTTTACATCATCGCAAACATCATCTGAACAAGCTCGTCCTTTAAAACTGTATTTTTTAGTTGCTAGTGGCATATTTAAATAATATGCATCTTTTACATTAAAAGGCAAACTTTTTATAATATGAGATCCAGTTTTATCTCTATATTCTAATAGAGTTTTATTAAATGGAGCTTCCTTTTTCTTAAAAGAAAAATACATAGCAATCCCTGCTGAAACACTAACGAATATACAACAAACACATAATGCCAAAATGATAATACTAGTCATACCACTACTGTTATCTTCATTACCTGTTTTTCTTTTTAACATATTATAATAAGAGTATATTTTTTATTTGTATTATTCGAAATAAAAAATTCTGGAAACTTGTAAATTAATTATTAATTTAAGGATAATTGTTTGAGTTTTGTATCATCTACACAATTGTTCAAAATGTCTTCTTCTACTGTATCTTTAATTATAAATCTATGAATATCAATTGGACGTTTTTGACCAAGACGATCAGCTCGTCCAACTGCCTGTGATTCTATATTGTATCTATATTCTTTACTACCATATATTGGTTCCAATAATATAATTTTATTTGCTGGTGTTAAATTAATACCACTAGCAGCATTTCTTGATGACAATAAAATAATATTAATCGTATTATCTTTGCAAAAACTACTAATTGCACGTTTCTTTTGATATACAGTTCCATTACAAAAAACAATTTTAATTTTTTGAGCCGTCAACATTGTTCCTATCTTTTTTAACATTTCATCCCATTGAGAAAATAAAATGACTTTATCTCCTTGTTTTAAATTTGTTTTCAAAAAATAAATAATATTGCCGATTTTAGTAGATTTTGTATTTTGTATCAAGATATCTAAATCTGTAATTGTATCCACGCTCGATTGTTGATCCTTTAATAAATACAATTCACTATTTTGCATGACTGAATTACACGTTGGACATTTAATTTGACAAGATTTTTGATAATTTGCTTGTACTTTGTGTGTTTCATATATACAATCCCAGCAAAATTTATGACCACATTTTGTTATAACAATACTTTCTTTATCTATATCATCTAAACATATAGGACAAGTCATTTCATTGTCATCAGATCGTAAATTTTCAATAGACGATTTTAAATAATTAAATGTTCTGGCAATTTCATCGTAATTTTTTTTATGAACAGTATATTGACGTTTTGCCGTATTTAATTTTATACGTAATGCGTTTATCACTTCTAATTCAATTTCATTTTCTATATTGCATTTTTCAATTTCATTTTCGTAATGTTTAATGTCATCATTTGCATTTTTATAACTTGTCTGTTCCTTTTCCATCAAACCTTTGTTATAATCCAACATACATTTCTGAATTTCATCAAATGTTTTACAATTTTTGATCATTTCTTTAGTGTCTACATTTAGTTCTGGATGACAACATAATTTAATCAAAAAATTATAATAATTTGTTTTATTAGAATGCACATAACTATCATATATAGATCTTTCTTGTGTAGTAAAATTTAATTTATGTACAAAATCCCTTATAATATTACCACTATATTCGTTTTTTATAGAATTCTTTGTATTTCTTCTAAATAAAAACTTGCATTCATCAATAATATTTGAATCCATACCTAGTTTTATTAACATTTCTGTATTTAATGTATCATTGTAATCATAATTTCCCACGCCAAAATTTGATATATATCCCATTAAATTTATAAATCCATTAACTTTATTCGCAAATGGGGTACCGGAAATATTCCATCTGTAAATACTCTTTAAACTTAAAATAGATGATTTTAAAACAGAACTTCGCATCATATTGTCTATTTCATGAACTTCATCTAAAACAACACGGTTCCAATAAAACAAATCTAAATAAGTTAACGCTTTTGAATTTAATAAACTACGTTTGTTTTCTATTGTCATATTACCTAAAATATCTACACCTATTTTTTCACCAATAAAACTTGTCAAATTACAATATGGTAATGGTTTATACCGTTTGTTTAATAAAAAGTTGTATGATATAACAACAATATCTGCAAACAAAATGTCCCCAAATGTTAAATTGTCAAATTGATCACTTGTTACAATTAAAATCATTCTATGTTTGTTTTTGAATTTAGAATAATATTCTTGTATCCATTGATCACATAGGTGATTTGGACAAACAATTATAGATGCATTTGTTTTAATATAATCCTTTGAATCTTTATTGTAAATATAATTTGTTATATCAAAATCTTGAAGATTCTTAAAATTAATACAACGTTTATCCACAAAAGGTGTAAGTCTATGTTCTTTACAATGAATTTCATTAAATTTGCTTTTAATACAATTTTTCCCTTTTGATTTTCCACGTTTGTAAAAATAATTACATGTATCAGTAAATTCTACATATCTAGAATAGAAATCTTCAGTTTTTAAATTATCATTTAAAATATGATATAGAACCACTAATGTTTTACCTAATCCGACTTCTGAAATAATATTACCACCATAATATTTAAATTCAATGGATGTATTATAGGCATTTATATCAAAATAATTTGGAAATAAATTGTTATTATGCAATAAGAATTGATTATTTAATACACCATATGCAGGCGTGTATTGATATTTAATAATATTATTATTATTTAAAACATCTGTCTCAATTTTACTCATCCATTTAATATCTTCTAACTGATAATTGTATAATGAAATAGTATCTAATAATAATCCTGCATCTACATCTTTTAAAGAGTTATCTGTAAGAGTCGGTAGAGTGTTTATAATATTTAATAAGGAATTATCATTTTTATTCAATATTTCATTGAATTTTTGTTGAATCAAAACTTGTGTTATAGTATTAATTTTAGATTCTTTTTTACCCAATTTAATATTTTCAATTATTGTATTATTTACATAATAGGTCATAAAATATCTTGGGTTATCACCCTCTATTGTTTTTTCTACTCTTGCAATTAATACAGCTTTTGTATAATTATTTGGTAATGGTTTTATAAAAAAATTATGCCGAGAAACAATTCCTACAGGGTCGTTTTTCATTTCGTCAATTGTTTTGTAATCCAAATATGGATAAATTGAGTATTCTGGATAATAATAATAAAATCTTATATAATTATCAAAATATTCTGTCTTTGTTATATTGTATATATTAATATAATTATTATTTAGATAACCTTCAGGTATATCATTCACATCTATAATATCCAATTTCTTATATTCGCCATATATTAATCTAAAATTCGCATCCTCAATAGGTTTATTTAAAATTATTTCTTTACTGTAAATTTTAGTAAACGATCCATTTAAATAACATAAAACCATATCTATATATACATTTAGTATAACAATTTTTAAATTAACATTAAACATTAATTTAAATAGTGATTTATTTAAACTTTGATTTTAGGTAAAATGTATTGACGAAATACTATATAAACAACCAATAACAAAAAACATCTAACGATCGTTACTAAAATTAACGAGTCGGTCAAATGACTACCTAAACCAGGTAAATTTTTAATATATGGATCAAGGTCTGTTCTAGATGATACGATTAAAACAATTAATAATAACAAGTTATCTTCATTAACTTGATCTTGAATAAATGTTAAAATACCCTGATTTTCTTTCTCAGTAGTTTCATCTTTAGTTTCATCTTGAAACTTTACACGTTTTTTAATATTCAACTGAATATTTGATTCCTGAGGTGATTGTCTATACATTTCCGGATTTACAGCTGATTCAATTAATTGGCTATTTTGAAATGTATTTTGTCTAACAATATCGTCTTCGTATTGATCTTTACTTTGACGGCTAAAATTATTTTGGATATTATTTAAATCATTGCGAACTTCTTCAGGTATAGGACCTGGTAAGTCTTCTATTTTTGTAGACATTGACATTGACATAAGCGAGGATTATATAATAAATTAATCAAAAAAAAAAACGAAACGGAACAAATAATCTTATTTAAAATCCAGCATTAAAATACACGGCACGCGTTTCATCAAAATCATCTGGCTTAACTGTAAACGATTCAAAGAATTTGTCACCCAATAATTCTAAAGGTGTAGGTAACTTGAATAAATCCTCAGTACCATTAATTAATCTACCCTCACTTATATATAATGGTTCAGTTGTAGCTTTTGTAGAATAAGATCCTTCTGTATCTGTATAAGTATCAGATGATTCAGTATTTGATTGTGTTTCAGAACCAGATGAACTTAAAGTTAAATCCCTTGCTAATTCATCCAAATCATCACTTTTATTTTTATTATCTTCCATTTCGTCATCTTTTTTTCCATCTTCTTTGTCATCATTTTTGTCGTCTGTACTACTACTGCTTCTACTGTTGCTGCTACTGCTGCTACTGCTGCTACTGCTTCTACTGCTTCTACTGTTGCTGCTACTATTTGATGATGTTGAATCATCATCTTCTGGAATAACTTCTCTTGGATATAATTGAATAATCCAATCAAACAATTCTTGAGAAATATATAAATCTAATAAAGAAGCCAAGAAATAATGCACATCATATACTTCATTATAATTATATGGCACATTTAAATCTTCAGGATCTTCTGTTTCTTCAACACGATCTGGATCAATTAACGTTTTATGAGCCTTTTTATCATAATCATATGGTCCTATAATAAATTTATTAGGATAACATTCTGGAATTTTATCAGAATACACCATTGAAAATTCAAAATCCCATAATTTAGGAATTATACCTGTATTTTTTATATAATACGTTCGATTTGCTATAGTGTACACAAAATAACCACCAGGTGTAATAGAATCATCTATTAAAATATTTCCATAATGAAAATCATTATGCATCATACGATAATAATGTTGTATAATTGAAATTGTATAAACTAATTGGAATACAATATTTTTCCATTGTTCATCTGTAATTTCATTATCATCTTCATATGTATTGTAAACCCAATTATCTAAACTTCCACCTTCTACAAATTCAGATATTAACATATTCGAATGCGTTCTTATTTTTTCCTCAACCTCTAAACGTTTTAAATTTAACATTTTTAATGCTTTACTTTTGTTTGTTATTTTCTGTGTACCTAAATAATACGCAATATGAGGAGAGATATTTTTGTTAACTATATTTTCTGTTAATTCCTTTAAGACTAAATTTTCTAAATTACAAGGATGCTCAGATTTATCATATTTTGTTTCTATAGGTACTACTTTTAAACCAAACCGAATTCCAGATGTTATTTTATTATATGCGCTTTTACTTGCTTTAAAGGGATATCCTTTAACTTCTGATGTATTTTTAACTTTTACAAGTTGTGATATATTATCTAAGCCAAAACGTTCTTTATTTTCATCAAAGAATATACGTTTTTTTTTAATTTCGTGGCGAATATGCTGTAAGTGTTTTGTTTTTTTACCTAATTCGTGTAAAATTTTGGGCGAATTAGATTTGATATCACTTGATTCTACCTTTTTGTCCTTACTAGACATCAGTTTTAATGTAATTTTTTATTTTAGTTTTAATCATCTAACGCAAAAAAATAAATATATTACTATCGGTTTAATTTAAAGTTTTATTTATAATATGATATTAATGAGTAAAATCGTACAAATAAAAATATTTAATGATATATTAGATCAATTTTTTGATTATTTAGAAACAAATTTTCTTATTTTCAAATCAGATATTATTTTAACACGAAGTACTGTTGATTTTATAAGACGTAGCAACCCTAGATTAGTTGTAGAACAGTATATGAGTTATGTTAATTCATATGAAAAATATATATTTAATTGCGATGAACAATTTTTTTTGAATTATGATGTTAATTTACAACAAATAGGTCTTACTTCTGATGATATTTTATTTGGAAATAAAATTAGAAACATTTGGTTATCTAGTGATACAAATGATAATCAAAAGGCTTACATATGGTTATATTTTCAAAAGTTATTACGTGCTGGTAAACGAGTAATGTAAATGATGCTTCTTGCAGTATATTAAGGTATAGTATATTAAGGTATATTAGTTTTTGATAAAAAATAAGAATCGTTTCTTTGTATCCAATAAAAAATTTCTAATAAATCATTATTTAAATCAACACCTTCATCACCATTTGTTTCACAATTTAAACATAATCCACCATTTCCATATGCCAGACAATTAAAACATGTATTTATACCCGTTAAACATACATCACATAATCCTAGTTCATCAATAAAACAAAAATAACAATGTTTTCTATCCATATATCATATATTATTACAAATTATTTCATTTTTTAATAGTTACAGTGCGGTAATCATATTAATCTATTTTATCGAGTCTTGTTAATATGGCAAATAATAAACAACTAGATGAAGTGGAAAATCAAATTGCCAATGTAACATTAAATGAACAACCTACAGAACAACCTACAGAACAACCTACAGAACAACCTACAGAACAACCTACAGAACAACCTACAGAACAATCTACAGAACAACCTACAGAACAATCTACAGAACAACCTACAGAACTAGTTGATGATGATCAAAATAATCATATAAATCCGATGGTTGAAAGTGAATTGATAAAAACTTTGACTAAATTTTTTAATGAAATAGATTTGGTATTTGATTATGTTAATAAGAGTATTGTGGGGAAATTAGAAAAATTTTTAAAAGGTCTTAGTAACCCGAGTAATATGAAAATATTTGTTGAAGAAACAGTTCCAATCTTGAAAGATTACGAGCAATCTATTTCAAAAGTAATAGCTAAAAAGAAGGCAAGAACAACTGAATTTGATTTTTTAAACAATATTGTATTATTCAAGGGTTTGTTAAAATTTGATGTTTTTAAGGATGAAAATAAGAATACAAAATTAAGTTTAGTAAAATATTTACATACTATTTACATGTCGGTATTTGTTTTACATTTTGGTATGGTAAGTGGTGATGTTGATTCATTGACTCATCATTTATCAGGATTTGTAAAAGGTATTCAAGATAGAATGTTAGAGGAATCATTGTCTCAAGAAGTGTCTCAGCAAGTGTCTAGAAAAGATAAAACGAAGCAAAAAAATGTACCATTACCGGCATCTTCTGGTCCAAATTTTGGAAATTTGATGGAGTCATTAATGCAAAATAATGATATTATGAATTTGGCTACAGATTTAACTCGAGATATTCAAACTCAAAATTTAGATCCAATGATGTTGTTAAGTTCTATAATGTCTGGTAAACCTAATGAAACTATTCAGAATTTGGTTTCAAATATAACAAATAAAATAGAATCAAAAATTAATAACGGAGAGATTGATAAAAGTATGTTGGAAGAACAAGCTAAAAGTATAATGAATACAGTGCAGAATTCTAATGGTGATATACAAAAAATGTTTGGTAGTTTAGATTAAATAATTTTGTTACAGTGTATCTTAAAAGAACATTTATTATATATAATTTATTTTATATATAATTTATTATTTTAATATAATTTCGTAAAAATTTTTTTAACGGATAATTGTAATATGAGTAACAAGATTAGTAAAGTTCAGGCTACAAAATCTGATAAATTTTGGTATCATGATATGTCTATCATTATTCAAAGTAACAGATTAACAGAATTTTTTCCAACAAATGATCAAACTTTAGAAGAACGTTTTAATGCTCTTGTTAGATTATCGTTATATTCTTCATTAGTTTTATATTATTATAATAGAAATTACAGGTATTTTAGTATTTTTATTGGTACTTTATTATTAACTTATTATGTTTATACAAACAGTCCAGAAAAACGTGTAGGGGATGATGATATAGAAGTTAAACCTAAAGCTAGTAGCACAACTGATAAAAATGACAAAGGAGTAGAAAGTTTAGAAAACGTTGAAAAAGCAGTTTGTACGCAACCGACGTTAGATAATCCTTTTATGAATGTGACTATGAAAGATTATCTTAACATTGATGAAAAAACACAACAAATGGTAGATAGACCTGCAGCATGTGACACAACTGATAAAAATGTAAAACAATCAATGGATGAAATGTTCAACCATAATTTGTTTAAAGATGTCAATGATGTTTTTGGTAAAATGAATTCTCAAAGGCAATTTTACACAATGCCTAATACAACTATACCAAATGCACAAGATGATTTTGCAAAGTGGTTATATGCAAATCCAAAAACTTGCAAAGAAGATCAAGAATTCTGTTTACGATATGAAGACGTACGTGCTAAAAGACCAGTTTTTGTTGATCCCACACAAAATCCAGTTAATACAAAAAGAGAACAATAAGTTAAGTCGTTTTTAAATTTAAAGATAATGTAAAGATAATGTAAAGATAATGTAAAGATAATGTAAAGATAATGTAAAGATAAATGGGTTTTTATTTTAAACAGACATCAGATACACAAGATGCATTATTAATACAAAAAAAAATAAATACCAATGAACTAAAATTTGACGAATCTGGAATATTTTATGACAATGGATATGAAGAAAAATTTGTATATTGGGTACCATTAAAAAACGGAAATATTCCTATAATACTAAATGGAAAAGTACAAACTGGTATTTTGACACAGAGTGGATATAACTACATCCAAAGACATATTTCTAACAGTGTATCGTAATCTAAATTATTTGTAGTTATATAATTAATATAACTACATCCAAAGACATATTGTATCGTAATCTAAATTATTTGTACTTAAACAACGATACCACGTTCTGCTAACGTTTCTTTAGATCTTTTTGCATTTTCAAGATCTTTATTTAATTCTTCGATTCTTTTTTTCAGATAATCAGTTTTATCTTGAATTTCTTCTAAAAAGACTAGCTTTTCAGCTGATCGTATTCCTTTGTTAATTAACAAACGTAATTCTTCTTCTGTTTTACTAGTAAGATCAATGTTTTCAAGTGTTTCTTTTGCTCGAATTACGTAAATATAAACAATAAATAGGGCTAGTAAAATGTACAATACATCAATATTACCTTTATCTAACATTTTAGTTGTATACTATATCTCTGGAAATTAAATTTACATTAAACTAATAAAAAATAAATATTTTTGTTTAAAAATAATTGAATAGTTATTGTAGGGACATTGTTACTAAGATGAGTAACGATTACGATTTACATTATTATCACGAATTAGTTTTAAATAAATCAAAATACAAATCAAAGGGACTTACTGGTTTGGCAAATTTAGGAAACAAATGTTTTATGAATTCTATTCTGCAATGTTTAAGTAATACTTTAAAATTAACTGATTACTTTTTATCTGCTAAATATAAAGATGATGATTTTGATCAAAAAAACAAACGTAAAAGTGAATATTACCTTGTTTTAAGTTATCTTAATTTAATTATAAATGCATGGGAGACCAACCAAGTTTTAAAACCTAAATCATTTGTTGAAAATATAAGTAAATTTGTTCCAAAATATTTTAATTTAGATCAACAAGATTCACACGAATGTTTAATGTATATTTTGGACTATTTACACAAAGCATTGAGTTACGAAATAGAAGTAGATATTATGGGTACCGTTCAAAATGACACCGATGTGCTTATGAAACAATCACTTGAACAATGGGGTAAATTTTACCAGAATAGTTATTCTAATATTATTGAAACGTTTAATGGAATGTTTTATAACAAAGTAAGTTGTCAGAATTGTCCATTAAAAGAAAACATTTTTGAACCATTTAATTGTGTTAGTTTGAACATACCTGTTTCTGGAAGTACTAATTTAAAAAATTGTCTAGATACATATTTTAATGAAGACGAACAAATTAGTAGTTGGAAATGTGAACGATGCAGTGGACAAGGTTGTGTTAAATCAATTAAATCATGGTCATTACCTAATTATCTAATAATCCATTTAAAACGGTTTACAAATAATGGAGATAAAATTAATACTCGTATAGATTTTCCTATTGAAGATTTGAATTTAACAGAATACATTTCTAGTGATAAAAATGATCCAAACAATTATATATATTCTTTGTATGCTGTTAATTATCATTCTGGGACTACTGGAGGAGGACATTATTGGTCTGCTTGTAAAAATTTAGATAAAAATTGGTATTTGTATAATGATAGTGATGTTAGTAAATTACAAAATACTAGTGTTTTGTCAAAAGATGCTTATATCTTGTTTTATTATAGAAAGTACATTAAAAAATAATTAATCAAATGACAATTAATCAAATGATAATTAATCAAATGACAATTAATCAAATGACATTTCAAATGAAGATTTATCCTTTTCATCTAACAAATCAATTAAATCAAATGGTAATTTATTAAGATTAACATAATCATCTTTAACTATGTTAAATGACCATTCAATTCCTGGAATATAACCAATTAGTTGTTTCCTAAATTTTGTAAATTCATAAGCTAATAGATGCTTGTCTGTAATTTTATCTTTAAAATTAAAACTTGACCAAAATGATTTGGTATAAATCATATTACCAAGATCTGGTATTCGTTTAACAAAATTACTTTTGCTATTTGGATTATAAGAATGTGAATCAATTGATGTTAATACACTTTTATTTGACAAAATATAGCATTCAATTATATTTTTAAAGTTGTTTTTAAAATAAACGTTTGTATCAAATAAATGACACAATAAATCATATTTACAGTACTTTGTAGCAAGGTTTAATTTATATCCAAGAGAAAATGTGTATGGATCTGAATTATTATCAGTAGATTCATTGGGTGTTTTAGGTTTAATATTGATAAAACGTAAACGTGCATCGTTTGGTAAATGTTTTTTCAATCTTTTTTCTGCATCTGTATCATCTACTATAATTAATTCTATTTTATCTGTTGGATAATCAAGTGATAAAAACGTATATAATGTATGCAAAAAAAGCTTGGTATCAGTAATACAACAAATAAAACTAATAGATGGGTAGATATTATATAATTTATCTGGAGTATATCGTTTCTTTATAATATCAAATTTACTAACTAATTCTTTATAATTAATCATTTCACAATTTGTAAAATCATTTTGTATTAATCCAAATAGATTAGTTTCTGTAAGTGTTTTATCTGTAAGTGTTTTATCTGTAAGTGTTTTATCTGTAAGTGTTTTATCTGTAAGTGTTTTATCTGTAAGTGTTTTATCTGTAAGTGTTTTATCTGTAAGTTTTATATTATGTGATAATGGTTCAGAGAAAAACATATTTTGAATACCGTATACATTTAATCTGTTGATACTTTTTATAAATTCATTCCAATTTTTACTTGATTTAATAACACTTTGGACCTTATCTAAAGAGTATGGATTTATTAAAAAATGTCTACCATCAAGTACTTCTATGCGTTTCCATGCAAGATTATCACTATTATAATTAATTTTATCTAATGTATATTCTAAAAATACAATGTCCCATTTATCTGGAAATTCTGGAATTGATAAAATATCTTGAATTAATATAACATTATCATCAGTCAATACTCCAAGATAATTATGGTTTTTATAGCTAAACGATCTTTGTTTTGTTTTTATATCAGACAAAAATTTTGATATCAAACGTAATGATTCTGTTTTAAAATCTGATTTGTAATAACTGTATTCAAAAAGTTTACTAATGTTATTCTTTTTAAAATGTTTTTGTAAAAGTTTTCCATTATCAGATTTTTCTCGAGATATTAATAAATAATTAGAGTTCATTATTAATTATACGTTATATAAAATTAACTAAAATAAAACGTATAGTTAAATGGAAGTCTATGTTGTTTATAGTAAGTCTAAAATACACGGTGTTTATACAAGTAAAACAACAGCCGAATTTGTTTTGGATTCTTTGACTCAACGTGGAGGATTTACAGATTTAGGAATTGCTAAAAAGATGTATTATATATCAAATCCTATATTGTTAGATAAAACTCCATATTAATTATTTTTGTAATAATTCCTTAAATTAAAAAATTTATATATTTACGTATAATATATATATCAAGTAATGAGTGATACCATTAGTCAAAGTACAGTGGACAGTATTTGTTTTAGAAGAAATGATTTTAATCTATACGCATTTTTATTGTTTTGTATAATAATGTATCTATGTTTTGTTCTTAAAAAATATAGAGAAACATTTGTAGAAACTACATCTGATAATGTAAATGCTGGATTAAAAAGAGAACACTTATTAGAACGGTTGGAATTATTACAAGATAAACTGTTCTCTTGTCAAACTTCTCAACAAAAGTGTCTAGGAGATTTACAACAAACCCGTCAATATATACAACAATCGCAAAGCGGAGCTTCAGCTCGTCAAGGTGTCGAAAATAAAGCAAATGTAAACATTGCATTAAATAGATTATACAACCCCCTTTCGCCACCAGAAAGAAGCTATCCATCTGGTAGATTGAATACTCCAGGTACATCTGACTTTCAACAAATTGGTATTGTATATAATAATAATGAACGTTTACCATTATTTGGTAGACCAAAATATCCAGGTAGAAGTGAAAAATATGAATATTATATAATTGACGAGACCAGAAATAGATTAAAGATACCTTTTAAATCTAAAAATGATAATGAATTATATGATGGCGATACAATCCATTTGGATATATTAAACAATGATTACAATGTAAAGATATACGAGTATGATCAATTTAGATATGATCCAGATATTTTGTAAATTAAAAATTTAAATTAATAATGTAAATTTAAATTTTAAGAGTTTTTAATGAAATGTTCCTGATAAAATGGGTTGTTCGTTATCGTTAAGAACGTAAACAATGTGTACTCGATCGTATGCTGCCAATTCTTGTACATTTTCTTTGGAAATAAATTTAAGTTTATAAATACCATCTCCATCTTTTACTAAATCACCTACATGAACCTTACCTTTTTGTTTTGTGTTTTGTAAAAATACTGAGTATTTTTGTTTAATTGAATTTCTTGGAGCTTTATCATAAATATTTCCGTCTAAAACAAGTAAATTACAGTAAATTTCTAGACGATAAACAAATCCATTATCTATCGCAGATACAAAACGTTTAGCTTGACCAAACATTAAATTGTCATCATCTGGTGCTAAAAGTGGAATACTCTGATAACTTGATTCTTGTGCAGTTTTAAAAGAATACATTTCATCATTGCTGAAAGTTTCTATATTTCTCATATTACTTTTACATTTGCATTTGCCATCTAAACATCTACACATCATATAATTAACATTACCTCTACCACGCAGTGTCACTGGATCATATCTAATTTGATCTTCGTCATATGGAGGTAAAATCATGTTTAAACACGATATTAAAAGACATAACAATAAAATCATCAACGAGAATGCTAAAGTCATTCTTATATTAAAAGACATACATTGTAAAAATTCCTTTGGATTAGTTGTAAAAAAAGAACTAGCAGTGGTTTCTGTTAATTGAGTACCAATAGTTTCACTTGCAGAAGATACAGACATTATATATATAATATATTATAAAAAAAAATCAAGTAATTCGGAATATATGTTTTTGATAATATATTATATATTTACATCACAAAAAAAGTTGCAAAGACTGTCAACAAAAAATATGACAAGTAATTACAATCGTTTGATGAGTTATTTGAAGGCACAGGAGCAAAAGTAGTAAGAGTAGTAGAAGTAGAAGTAGCAGCAAGAGACGACGTAGACGTAGACGTAGACGTATCTAATGTTGTAGAAGTAGCAGTATCTAATGTTGTACTTGTAGTAGTACTTGTAGTAGTACTTGTATTAGTATTATTAGATGTTGTATCAAAACAACTAACTCGAATTGATTCAATGGATAATACAAATGGTTGTTCCTTCCAATCAATACCTGGTCCAGCCCAAGATGATGGTTTTGCTTCCCATATACCAAATTGGATTTTACTAGTATCATCTGGATAATTTTGTGTTTGATTTTTATACAACCGTCTTAAAGTATTGTTATTAAATCGCCATTCGTAATAATCTGGAGTCCAATTGATTGTATACGTATTATAAAAATCTGCCAAAGGTTTAGAATTCCTATACATTTTAGCATTCTTGTCAAAAACAGGATTTCCTTGATAAAAGTAATTTGTTTGAATAATGTTTGTTTTGTTATTTGAATTTTGCACAAATTCAAAATCAATTTCATCTTTGTTTCCACCCATTAATATAAATGATGAAACTACATTTTTTCCATTTGATACTCGCATTTTAACATCAACGTTTCCATAACGTAAAACATTACCGATACTCAATCTTGTACCTTGACTTTTATTATCGTTTGATTTTGTTAAGAACAAGTTAATGAAACCACTTTGTTGACGGATATTATTAGAGTTGTAATCTGCTAATAAACCTTGAGATGTGTATGATTTTGTTTTATCATATACAAATGGTGTACATTGTGTTTGTGCTAAAACAAACTTTGAAAGGTAAGTGGATATTATTGCATAATAATAAACGTTAAGCATTGTATTTATTTTTACAAATTGCTTATTATTATTCATTTTTATATAAACCGCAAAAATTTACATTATGTATAAAACCCATATTCTCTATTTTGTGTTATTTTAGAATTTTTCTTATGTGCAAAACCAACAAAATTTACTGATGTGTCTAAATTAATCGTAAAAGTTTAAACCATTTTTTGTAACAAACTGGTATATTTGTTAAAAAAATTCATATTTGCAATCGTCTATAATTTCTTGATTTTTAATAATAGATCTTAATTTTTCAAGAGTAATGTTTAATTTTGTATATAATTCTTTCATAGATTTGTAAATTATAATTTCATTTGTTTTAGTATTTGTTTCTTTAACTCGTTTACTATTATTTTTATTATGATTATTATCAACATATTCCCATTTATATTTATCGCATACTTTATTATTTTTTATACATTTTCTTAGTGTACAACGAGATATACCACGTTTTTCATATAATTCTTTCATAGTTTGATAAATTATAATTTCATTTGTTTCAGTATTTGTTTCTCTTATCTGTTTACTATTATGAATTTCGTAATTAACAAATTCATCTGGTATGTCGCTACGATAAGATGATTCATTTACATAATAAAACTCGTTTAATATTTTTTCTTCTTCAATATATCTATTTAATTTGACAAGTCCTATATGTAAAAGTTTACATAATTCGGATTTTGTCGGATATATTTTTACAAATTTTTTATTCTTGTCTAATTCGATTACTTTTTCTATTTTATTACCATCTGTAAGTATTTTGTTTGTTGGATTTATTTTTTCACCATTATAATTCCATCTAAAATCTTTATATACATTGTTTTTTTTTATACTTCTATATATTCCATTATAACTAAGATCAGGGTTATTTACAATTATTGAATTAATACATTCATAAGTTTCTATTACATTTAATGTTGTAGGATCTATTTTATCAACTTGACGTTTTTTATATATTCTATCTTCAACTGTATCTTCGTTTTCAATAAATGGTTTGATTTTGTCGTCACCGTCATCTAATTTATAATCTAATATTGTTTTTTCTAAATTTTCTATTTTATTTTTTAATTCATTTACATATTCATCTTTTAATAATTTTCTTTTTAATTCTATATTTTCATTTTCTAAATCTATAATTTTATTTTTTAATTTTATAATTAAAAGTTTTTCATTTTCGATATCTTTATTTAATTCTATTAATTTGTTTTTAATAATCTGTATATCATTTACTTTTAATAATTCTGTTTGTTGTTTGTCATTAATTGATCTTTTTATTCTAAATTTATATTGTTCTAAATAATCTATTAATAATCGTTCCAACATTTTTCTATCTTTACTTTCAATACAATATACTAGTTCTACATCTTTACAAATTTCATTTTTATGTGCTCTTAATCTAGTTATTATATCATCTGTATGTCCAAATTTATATATAATTTCATCGTTAATTGGTATTTTGATTAAATATACTAAATTTCGTTTATTAAAACTATTTTTCAATGTCATTTCAACTTCACGTTTTTTTTCTAAATCTTTATTTTCTAATTGAGTGTCTTTTTCTAGTAATAACTTTTGTGTATTTTCTATTTCTTCTTTAATAATTTTATTGTAAATATTTTCCAACTTTACATAATATTTTCTAATTTCTTTTCCTTTATCTGTTTTTGCTAACATACACAGGTTCTTAAATGTATCTACATTTAACATAATTTGTTCACTACCAGAACCACCCCAACTTGATTTTTCCTTAGGGAGAAGTGAAGTTTTATAATCTTCATCTTTCACAAAATTACTTTTAATTGTTTTCATTGCATTACCTTTATTTGCAAATCCAATCATTTTAAACACATTTTCCAAGTTAATTGGATAATCATTTGTTGGGTGATAATTCATATAAATATATAAATTTGCTATATACCATTGTTGTTGACTTTCAGTAAATTCTTCATTAAGAGTCGTTATCATTTTAGTTTCGTAATCATTACTTAAACTTAATTTTAGACTGCTATTTTTAACTAATTCTGTGAAATTTATAGATTCAGGAGTAACTAGGTTTTCTTTTTTAATTAAAATATCCATCCTAATAATTATATTATAGTAAATATAATTATTTTTAAATACGATTTTGAACGTAAGTCGTTATCGAATGTTGTAATTAAACTCTAAAAATCGTCAGAATCAAAGGTAATTTTTCGTTCTTCTTCTGTTGTTCCTACATTTGATCTTTGATAACTTGTAACTGTATTTTCAAAAAAGTTGACTTTTTCATTTAAACTAATCATCTCCATAAATGGGAATGGATTTTGTGTATTATAAATTTTGTTATATCCAAGTAAAACTAACCATCTATCAGCTACCATTTCGATATATTGAGTCATTAATTTACAATTCATACCAATAAGTGAAACAGGTAAACTTTCTGTAATAAATTCTTTTTCAATATCGACAGCTTCTCGGAAAATACTATGAACTGTGATTTCATCTAGACGATTTTCCAACATTTTATACAACTCGATTGCAAACTCTGCGTGTAGATTCTCATCACGCGAAATAAAAGAATTGGCAGTACTTAGTCCAGGCATAAGACCTCTACTTTTTAACCAGTAAATAGCACAAAAGCTTCCTGAAAAGAAAATCCCCTCGACACATATAAATGCAAGTAAGCGTTGTGCAAACCTAGGTCTTTCTCGTGTTAAAAAGCTGAGTGCTTCGATATGATCATCAGCTAATGGATCATCAGCACAATCATTTCCATCAACTAAAAATTTATAACTTTGCATATACTCTTCAGGTATTGATTGTTGTAATGTGGCTCCTTCTTCAATCCATTTAATAGCCCAGTCAGCTTTTTTTTTAACAGCTGGAATGGTTTCAACTGCATTAAATAATCTAGATTTTTCTTCTGTATTAAGAACATATGTATCTATTAATAATGAATACGTTTCTCCATGAATAGCTTCTATCATCATTTGAACAGAATAAAATTGACGTGCTTCTGGAATTTGTACTTCATTATAAAAATTTAAAACTAAATTTTCATTTACAATACCATCACTTGCTGCAAAAAATGCTAAAATATTTTTAATAAAATGCTTTTCTTTTTCATTCAAACGATTGTTCCAATCTACTAAATCATCTGTTAATTTAACTTCTTCAGCTGTCCAAAAAGTTGACAAGTGTTGTTTATAAAACTTCCATAAATTATGATAATGAATTGGAAAAACAGTGTAACGAGAACTTCCTTTGTTTTTGATAACGGATTCCATTGTAATAAACTAGTGTTACTATTTAAATTTATTTTTTTTTTATAGAATTTTTTTATAGAATTTTTTTATAAATAAAAAATGTGCATTCTGACTTTTTTTATTTATTTATATAGAGTAAACACCGATAATATTTATGGTTTTATCTTTGAAAATAATCGGTTATTATGAACATAATAATTTTGGCGATGATCAATATAAATTATCAATAGATAAACTATTCCATACGTATTTAAATAATATAGACTACGAAATCCATTTTTTTGATTGTGATAAAATTTATCAAGAAACTTTTTTGGATACAGATATAATCATCATTGGGGGTGGTGATATATTGAATCCATATTTCCTTAACAAAATTGATAGTAAATTCGCTGGTAAGCCTAATTTAATAATTGGTTTATCAGTTGGATTACCATATACTAAAATTCTTATAGAAACATCATTACTAGAAACGATTGACTACATATTTATTAGAACAACTCAAGACCTGGAGATTTTTAATCAATATTTCCACGATGATCGAATTTATTATATACCTGACGTATCATATATTTTATCAAATAATTATACATTTACAAAACGTTTATTAAAATCTGAGTGTGAGGATAATGGTAATGTAAACTTGCAATATTCTGATTTTATTAAACGTTTACAAATGTCCAAACATACTACCCAGTTTTCACAAAAATATCAAGATTATCAAAATATGTTAAAAAGTTTTGTTAATAAAAAATTGTTAGGTATATGTTTATCTAGACATTTTTATAATCAGAATTATCCGAACGAGTATAACAAGGTACTTGCAGGTTTAGTCGAATTTGTAAAAACTATTATAAAAGATTGGGGGTATAGTGTTGCGTTTATACCATTTAATACAAATTCTATTAATTCTAATGAGGATGACACTGTATTTGCAAAAGAACTAATTCAAAATTTAGATGATGATTTAAAGAGTAACATATTAAATATAACCGATAAATTATCAAATGATGAAATGAATGATATATTCGGCCATTTAGATTTGTGTATACCAATGAGATTTCATTCTGTATTATATTGTATTTATAATTCTGTCCCTTTTGTTTCTGTCTATACCACACGTAAAATACATAATTTACTATTAGAAACACAATGGTCGTATTGTTATCGTCTACCAGTAAATGATCGCTTAGTTCCAACAGATTTTGATCAAAATGTATTATTAGAAAAAATATTAAAGTTAAAGAATTTTGATGAATTTAGACAAAATATTTATCACAAGTTATTACATATTAATACAAATTTATTTGGTAAAATGTTTTTAAAAAATATACAAGCATTAATAGATATCATTTTATGTAGACGCAGTAGTAGAAATGTAAGGGGGTCATTGGAGCTAAATGAACGAGTAAAAGTCTTAATTGATAGTACTTATGAAACAATTACTGCGTTTGCAAACGCACAGGGGTATTCTAATTATAGAAGTATAACTGATAATGAAAATCGTGAAATTGTAACGAGTATTATTAGTTATAATTTAATTGGATTAATAAATTCTAATTACAATTACGGAATGAAAGAAAAAATATATGATTTGTCAAAGGAATACAATTACAAAGATGAATGGCGTTGGATAATAAATGATCATATTAGTAAAGATAGACGTAACATTGCTAGTAACCAAAACGGCTTGTTTAATATGGAATATATGGACCAAATTGATTACTCTGGAGCTCATAGATCAGGATGGCAATATGTATATGAACATATTGAAGCCTTACATAATCGCCAAAGTGACACTTTGCTAGATCTATATGTGGACCGAACATTTCACTGGAATAGTAATGTTAATAATGTACTCGATTTAATTCCGTATAAAAAAAGTTGGATTGGGTTTGTTCATCATACATTTGATACAACATTTAGTGATTACAATTGCGATAATCTAATTAGATCACCTTTGTTTATAGAGTCATTGAAAACTTGTCGTGGATTATTTGTTTTATCAAAATATCTTAAAACACAGTTTGAAGAAAAATTTAAAGATTTGGGTATTGCTAATGTACCCGTATTTGCCCTTGTTCATCCTACGGAAACAAATGTTAAACAATTTGAGTATGAAAAATTTTATAATAACCAAAATAAACGCTTAGTACATATTGGTGGATGGTTACGTAATGTATATTCATTTTACAATTTATCATTACCTCAAGAAACGCGTTTTAAATATGGATTATTAACAGGAAATAAAACAACTACTTTATACAAACATAAAAATGACACTATTACAAAATATGCTCTTCGTGGTAAAAATATGAACAATTATTACCCCTTATCAGGATTAGTTGATAATATTCGTTCAACTCTTGAATATACGGATATGATTGCTAGAAATGTTAACACGATTCAAAACACGATTCAAAATATCAGTCAAAATATCAGTCAAAACACGATTCAAAATATCAGTCAAAATATCAGTCAAAATATCAGTCAAAATATCAGTCAGAACACGATTCAAAACACGAGTCATAACACGATTCAGAACACGAGTCATAACAACACGATTCAGAACACGATTCAGAACACGATTCAAAACACGAGTCAGAACACGATTCAAAATATCAGTCAGAATATCAGTCAGAATACAATAGAAAATACAATAGAAACTGGATTGATTTATAACAATTGGAGCAAACATTTTTATGAAGATTTGAACAATAAAATATCAAGTGTAAATTTTATGGAATATTTAGATAATGATGCTTATGACGAATTAATGACTGAAAATATTGTTTTTATAAATTTAGTGGATGCATCTGCTGTAAATACAATTATAGAGTGTATAGTAAGAACAACTCCTATTGTAGTAAATAAACATCCAGCTGTTGTAGAATTGTTAGGTGAAAAATATCCTTTGTATTTCAAACAAAGTTCCGTAAATATTGACATCTATAAAATGATACAAGATGATAAATTAATACGTAAGGCGCATAAATATTTGAAACGTATGGACAAGTCAAGATTTAGTAGTAGTAGTTTTGTAGAAGAATTTAAAAATATATTAGTAAAATTAAGAACAACGTTTGTGTAATTAGTAAATTTTATACTAACAAAAATGTTTACATTGTTGTTTTTTGTATTAGAAAAATACAACATCCATTCCATAAACCATTTTTGTTTTCATGTATTGGTTCGAACAATTCCCATTTATATAGAATCTTTGCTTTTACAAAATCAAAACCTCTATATGTTCCGTTTCTAACATCGATCCAATTCCAGTCATCTATTATTATAATACACGTATCGTCAAGATATTTCCAAAAATCAACTATAGATCTAAAATGATCTTTTTCTTGATGTGGACCATCGTATAAAAAAATTATATATGGGGAATAATCAAATATGGTATCTTGTTTTAAATGAAAACAGTCTTGATTTATTATTTGGATTTGTTGTTGCTCTTTTTCATCTAAATATTTTGAAATAGTCTTTACAAAATCAAATTTACATCCTCCAAATTCTGACCAATTGTCTATAATAGTTGCGTTTAAATTATTTTCATACAAACTTGCAATAGTAGATGCTCCCTTCCAACATCCAATTTCTAAATAACTATAGTTATTTGGGGGATCCATAATTTCTTTAGAGGACTTTGAACTAGTGTTATATATTGAACAAATATTATTATATAAATGTCGCGTAATAATACCACACATACCATCTATGTTTAGTATATTTTGATTACAATTACTTTTACGCAAAAACGCGTTCGTTATATAATTATCGATAAGTTGTACGATATCATCGTGTGTCATTATTATAAACAATATAAAAATAATATGCGTGCAATTATTATATTATTATATTAGAATATTACGGTAAAATTAACAATTTTTAATTTCTATGTAATTATTATAAAATGTCTTATAACGTTGATGCTCAAGTTTTCGAAACACAAATTGTTATTGAGAATACTACTCAACCAGCCGGTGTAACAAGTGGTTCTATCATTAACAAAGGGACACTTAGTACATTAGATACTTATGTTACTGGTCATACAGTTATCAATAATGTTAAAATCACACCTAATTTAAACGATATTATATATGAACAACAAGCTACATTGTCAAATAATCAACAAAACTATGTTGATATTGAGAATTTTTATTTTGATGATTCTATTTGTAATTCTTTTAAATCACTTATCAATGTTACTGTATCTACAGGTGATGCTAAACATGCTGTATGGGAAATTAATGGTTTGTATAAACCATCTGGTTGGGTTATTACATCCAGTTTTACCGGTGATTTAACAGGAGTTCAATTTAGTATGGTAAATAAAGAAGGAGGTATTGGTCAAGTCCAATATCTTAATACAAACATGGATGGTACAACTATTATTAGATATAGAGCTACAACAACTGCTCCTCCTGGAACAACTCCATTAGACATTACATCAGGGGTAATCACAAACACATCTGGACCATTTATTACTAATAATTTAGTTTATGCTAATAGCACTAATACTTTGGCAACAACAGATATTGTATATAATTCTAATGTGTTAAAAATTGGAGGTGCGTCCAGAATCGTTGGTGAAAAGTCTACAAATTTTGTCAACTTTTCAAATGGTGGGGCTATTACATCTATGGGTGATGCATCCGTTGCTAAAAGGATGATTGTTGGTGAGAAAATTGGTATTGCTAATACTGATCCTGGTTATTCTTTAGATATTTCTGGTGATATTAATTTTACAGGAAACTTTTACAAAAATGGAAGTCTTTATAGCGGATCTGAAATTTGGACTACTAATGGAACAGAAGTTTTTTATACAGTTGGCAATATTGGTTTAGGTACAACTGATCCAGCTCATCAATTAGACGTTTTGGGAGGTATCCGATCTACATCTGGAATAACAACATCATCTATCATTTCTACAAGTGTTACTTCTGGTAGTGTAGCTTCTACAAATGTTATAGCTACTAACGGTACAGTCAGTAATATTGTAATTACATCTTTATCATCAGGATCTGCTGTTATATCTACAATTAATGCATCAACTGGTATTACAGCAGCAAGTGTTGAAATTACAAACGCAAACGTAACTACACAAACAGTTGGTACAACTTTAGCAACAAATGTTTCTGCAACAACAGTTACAGCTGCAACCTTGTTAAATACTAATACAGTTTCAACAAATGTGACTGCTGCAACTCTTAACTTGTCTACTGGTATTACTGCAGCAAGTGCTCAAATCACTAATCTTAATGTTACAACAGAAACTGTTGGTACTCTACAAGCAACAAGTGTTGTTTCTACAAATGTTACTGCTGCTACACTTAACTTGTCTACTGGTATTACTGCAGCAAGTGCTCAAATCACTAATCTTAATGTTACAACAGAAACTGTTGGTACTCTACGAGCAACAAGTGTTGAAATTACAAATGCAAACGTAACTACACAAACAGTTGGTACAACTTTAGCAACAAATGTTTCTGCAACAACAGTTACAGCTGCAACCTTGTTAAATACTAATGCAGTTTCAACAAATGTGACTGCTGCAACTCTTAACTTGTCTACTGGTATTACTGCTGCAAGTGCTCAAATCACTAATCTTAATGTTACAACAGAAACTGTTGGTACTCTACGAGCAACAAGTATTATTGGTACAACTATAAGTGCTGGTACAGCAGTAGCAACTACATACACTGGTGCATCGATGAGTTTAAGTGGAGATTTGGTTATTGGTGGTACTCTTACAACTGTAAACATTACAACTTCAAATGTTGTTGATACTAATATTTCAACTGGTACATTAACATCTACTAATATTACATCAACAAATGTTACTGTTGCATCTCTTAACTTGACTTCAACAAACATCGCACTGGGTGCAAATACTGCTTCTATGTCCGCACAAGGTACTGATGGGATTGCTATTGGTAATAATGCAGGTTTAAGTGGTCAATTAGACTTTGCAATTGCAATAG